GGTTGGATTTGTTTCTCACAAGGATGGTTCATCTGCAACTGCAATTCAGCAGTGGGGTGGTATAACTCAACGTGGTGAACCTATGTTGGCAGCACATCCAGAGACTCGGGCGTTTGTTCAAACTTGTCAAGCAATGTTTGGAACTCAAATGCCTAGTGCAACAACGGTTGCTAGAAAAATAAAAGATAATCGTCTGAAGATGATGGCGATTTATGGTAATGGATTTGGTGGTGGTTCAAGTATTCAGAATGTGGATGTTCTTCTTCAAGGAACTGTGAACGTTACTAGAACTGGAGTTGGTAAGTATAAGTTAGTTGCTTCTGCACAAACTCATAATAACGGTGATTCTATTGGTGGTGCTTACGAACCCGTTTTTATGTGTATCTACAAAGGTGACCGTTCTAACTATGGCATAAAGGGTGCTAGAATGGTTATCAGTGGAAAAGGTGGTAGGAGCATCAAACAATATGTCTGAATATATTAGTAAACTTATTAAAGATTATGATGGAACAAACTATGAACAGTTTGCTAGATATATCTACTTGACATTTCAAAAGGAGATAGATGTAACCAAAGGCACTGAGAAGAATAAATATATAAAAATAAGAAATGATATTTTAAAGTATATCGTTACCAATCGTGGAAAGATTACTTTAGAACTACGTAGAAACAAATAATGAAATCCTTTTTTAAATTTTTAAGCGAATCCGCAGCACAACAAGCAGCACGTCTTGGTCTTCAAGGTGATGGGCATGGTGGATGGTATGATCGTTCTACAGGAGAATTTGTCGCTAAGACTGAAAAAGGCAGATTAAAGTTTTATAATAAGAGACAGAAAGTTGGGCAAGATGATCCCAATCAAACGGAATTAGAAAAGAACGTTTCTGATCCTAATTTCACAGACCCTGCTCTACAACAACAGGAACCTCAAGCACAACAAACAGCAGTACCTGAACCTCAGCAACAGACAGTAAATATCAGTCCCGACTTAGAAGCAGGACCACCACCAGTTCCTAAGACAAGAGGAACTTTGACTATTGCTTTTGGTAGATTCAATCCACCACATGTTGGTCATCAACAATTAATGGATACTGCTGCTGCCGCTGCCGAAGCAGAAGAAAGTGATTATGTAATTGTTCCTTCACGTTCAAATGATCCTAAGAAGAATCCTTTAGATGCTGATACTAAGGTAGCGTTCATGAGAGGAATGTTCCCTCAACATAGTTCAAGGATTCAAAATGATCAAAATACTAGAACTATTTTTGATATTTTAAAGAAAGCACATAATGATGGATATGCTAACGTAAGAATTGTTGGTGGTGCCGATAGAGTAAAGGAGTTTGATAAACTTGCTAACAACTATAATGGTTCTCTATATCAGTTCGACAATGTTGAGGTTGTTTCTGCTGGTGATAGGGATCCTGACGCTGATGGCGTGGAAGGAATGTCAGCATCAAGATTGAGACTTGCTGCTTCTGAAAATGATTTCAAAACTTTCATGTCTGCTATGCCTGAAGGTTTTCCACGTAGAGAAGCAAAGCAACTTTTTGATACTACAAGAATGTCAATGGGTATCAATGAGGAATGGGGTATCTGGGAAATGGCACCCAAGTTTGATCAAGATACTCTAAGAGAAAATTATGTTAGTAAGGCAATTTTCCGTTTAGGTGAATTGGTTGAAAATCTCAATACTGGTTTAGTTGGTCGTATTGTCCGTAGAGGTGCTAATCATCTTATTTGTGTTACTGAAGATAAGATTATGTTTAAAGCATGGATTAGAGATGTCACTGAGGCAGTGGTAAATGGAACTACTATTTCTGGAGTTCCTGCTAGTCAAAGATTAATTGGAACTGATGCTCACAGGAAGTACGTTGAGACCATGGTTCCTGGAATGTCTAGCGGAAGACAATTCATAAATAAATATAAGATAAGAAAATAGTATTCTAGAATTCTTCCGATGATTAAAAAGATATTTGAGGAACTCCCAGCGAGAAAGCACGCTCCTGCGAAAGCAGCTCCAGCAGATACTGCTCCGGGTGAAAGTAGTGTAAAAGGTGATGGTTCTGAGAAGAAGATTCGTCAAGCAGTTTACGATATCCGTTATCGTGCTAGAAGAGAAGGTATTGATTTGAGAGCGGCATACTCCCAGTATATGTCTAACAGCAATCTTACTGCTCCAGAACAAGCAGCAGTTAGAGCAAAACTATTTGGAAAAGATGGTGGTGGTGATAAGAAAGAGTCTTATGATGCTACTATGAATGATGGTGCTACTAGTGCTGTCGCAAAAGCAATGTTTAAAGTCTTCGTTGAGAAGACTATTGAAGAAGAGGTCATCCAGGAAGATGAAACTTCAGATAAGAAGTATAAGGTAAGAGTCATTGATGAAAAATCTGGTAAATCGTATGTAAGATATGCCAATCGTGAAAAAATTACTGCGCTAAGATCAAAGGGTTTGAAAGTTGAGATGACTGAGCACGGTGATCCTTATGAAGGAACCAAACGAGAAGGTAAAGGAAAAATGGATCCAGTTGCCAAGAAATCTAGTGATAGAGATGGTGATGTAAACAATGATGGTAAGAAAGATGGCACTGATAAGTACATCTACAACCGTCGTGATGCTATTAATAAAGCGATTGCTAAGAAGAATGCAGTGAAGGAAGAGTTCCTTGTTGATGGAACTACTTCAACTGAAGGACAGAACACCAAAAAAATCAACCCTTCTAACATTGATAATTACAAGACTGGTGCTGTTAAGGTAATGCCTACAACAGAGAGTGCTTCTAAACTGAAAGAATTGATTGAAAAGAAAAAATTAGTATGTACTAAAACAGAAGAAGGAAAAGATTGTGATATTCATGGCACGAAGGCATGTCCAGATACTGTTGAAGAGGGTAAAAAAGAGAAGGAAGAAATCTCTGCTGGTGAAAGAGCAACTTATAGAACACTTCTTAAGAATAAGTTGAGAGCAATGGGTATGAAGAATCCATTGATTATGAATATGGAACCTGGTGAAGAAGAGACCATGAAAGCAATGACTGCCTCATCTGCTAAGATGGCGGCAACTTGTGAGCAAACATCAGTTACTGCTGGTGGTGGTCATCCAGACTTTAACAATTCCAACAATGAAATCAAAAGACGTGCTGCAGAAAGAGCACGTAAAGCAACAATGAATCCTGATGGATCTAAAATGAAAAAATACGCTGACGGATCAGAGACAGGAATCTGAAAAAATAGTAAAGTCCACTATATAATGTAAGTATGTGATAAAACAATGTTTGCATTTTTACTCCCACTTGCGTCAAAAATTATCTCCGATGCGGTCGCGAAGATTCCGGAAAATGAGGAACTCGGTGAGAAGTTGGTTGAGATCTGTCTTGTTATCTTGGGTAAAGCGGTTAAGCTAACCAAGACTGATATGGACGATCAACTACTGGAAGTTGTCAAGAAAGCTATGGTTGCTAAAGAAGAGGAGTGATTCTCTTTTTATAAATATTTCCATACAAGATTCATAGGTAAGGAAACATGTCTCTTTGGGGCACATCAGACTCTTTATATTCGACTGGTACTGTTAGTGTCAACCTTACAACTAAGGTTGCAACTTTCGGTGGTGGTGCTACTCTTCCTGCTGCTTCCGCTATTGAGGGTGCAGTCGTTACTATTACAGGAAAAGGAAGTGCAGTTATTAAGGAGCGCACTGGTAATACCACTGCTGTTCTTCATAATACAACTGGTCTTGACGGAACCGCTATCAGTGGCGTTACTTACAACATCTCTGAGCAACCAGTTTATGTAAACGAAGACTCTAACTACGATGGTGAAGAGATTTTCGGAGTAGATACTAATGAGCAAGCAGTTGCAAATGCTGCCTCTGGAACTGCACGTAAGTATGCTCCATCTCACGCTGGATGGGTTGCTGTAAAGTCCTACACCGATATGCACGGTGTGGCTAGAATTAAGACAGAAACACTTGTTGCTGGAAGCAGTATAACTGGTGATGCTGGCGATGATTCACAATACGCAGATTGATTAAATAACTGATAATATGGTATGAGATTTGATGAATTGAATGAGAGTAATTATTTACTCTTTGCTATAAAATTTTATAATAATCCTCAAGCCGTTACCAGAGATGACTTTGAGGCGGATTTAAAGAGAATCCGTTACATAAAACGTTTATTGAAAAGATATAAAAATACAGGTGAACTTAAGATTCACCTGATATTAAATCATCTTATAATTTTATTCAATGTTTTTGATGATGCTGCAGTTCCTCTTTTATTTTACAATTTAGAGGAAGATCTTTGGCCATCAATAAAAAGTTTTCTTGTCTTTTTGAATAGAATTCCTGATTATCCAAAAACTCATATATCTGGAATTCCAGTAGATCATATTTGTTTAGATGAATTAAAGAATCTATAATGGATATTAATAAAATCATTAATATTATAAGAGAGCAACGCATCTTAAAAGAATTTGGACTTCCTCCGGGTGCTCCTGGAATGGGTGGTGGCGGCGGTGGAACTAATGCTTTAACTTCACAAGCAAAAGTAAGATCAATTCGTCAAATGATTACTGATCCAACTGGTAAAAAGGATGCGAAGAAGTTTCATAATGATCCACAAGCTTATCTGACTGATAAAGAATATAAGGATAGAGGAGAATTTCCTGGTAATAAGAAAAGAAAACCTTATAAGGAAGAGATGTCCATGGGTCCAACTAATAATGTTGGTGATGGTAAGATCGCAGGGACAGTTCAAGCAGGAGATGATCCTCCTGTAAGGAAGAAGAAAAAGTACATTTACGCGGGTAGAGGTTCACGTAAGAACTGGATGGCATAATGTTCTCAGATTCAAAAGTTGCTCAGTTACAGACTAAGTTAGATATTTACGAGGATCTCTCCAGAGAGATGTTGGCGAAGTTAGAGAACGCTGTTGATAAAATATCTGAAGGAAACGCAAGAATCGCTCAAATCCTAGCGAAGCATGATGAAAGGATAGAGCAAAGTATTAAAAGTGACGAACTCATCATCAAGATGATTGATGAGATTAAATACAATGAGGAAAAGAATCATAAAGTAATTCACGGTAGAATTGATAAGATACAAGAGGAGATAAGAGGATTTTCCAAGTTTAGATGGCAAGTTGGTGGTGTTCTAGTTGTAGCAGCACTTGTCATTGGTGCAGGTAGCAGACTGGCACCCCTTTTCTTGACTCCCGAACCACAGCAGGTTATAATAGAAAGAAGAAAGTGACCTGTTGTAATGGATCTAATTGATTCCAAGTATGTTGGATTAATTTCGTCACGCCTACAAAAATTCAAGAAGGTCAAACCTGACCTATACAACTTCCGTTGCCCCATCTGTGGAGACTCACAGAAGAACAAGAATAAGTGTCGTGGGTATATGTATGTTGTGAAGAACAATACCAACTTTAAGTGTCACAACTGTGGTGCTAGTTTGTCATTGAATAATTTTATCAAGAAACTTGATACTACTCTTCATAAGCAGTATACTCTTGAGAAATTTAAGGAAGGTCATACAGGAAGAAATTTTGTCAGCGAAGAACCTGTCTTTGAATTTAAGAAACCAGTATTCAAGAAAAAGTTAGATATTCCTAAAGCATCTGAGAATGATGTTGCTAGAAAATATTTGGAAGATAGAAAACTTAATCCTGAAAAGTTTTATTATACTAATAAATTCAAAGAGTGGACAAATATACAAAAACAAACGTTTGACTCCACATATAGGGATGAACCGCGTATTATTATACCAATGTATGATAAGGGTAAGAATCTTATTGGTTTTCAGGGTAGAAGTCTAACTCCTAACTCTGTTAAATATATCACCGTGATGTTAGAGGATGAAGCGCCGAAAATTTATGGACTTGAAACAATTGATGAAAAACTACCAATCTATGTGGTCGAAGGACCCTTTGACAGCACTTTCATCAACAATAGCGTGGCTTTGTGTGGTAGTGATGGTGACTTGGGTTATCTTGAGGGAAGCGACATTATTCTTGTTTACGATAACGAGCCCCGCAATCGTGAAATTGTTGGAAGAATTGAGAGATGTATCGACAGAAATCAAAAAGTCGTCATCTGGCCAAACGGTATCATAGAAAAAGATATCAATGACATGATTATCGCTGGACATGATGTAATGTCTATGATAGAATCAAATACATATTCTGGTTTAGAAGCAAAAGTTAAATTCAACATTTGGAAAAAGATATGAGCAACGGGACCAAGGTAGTTAAGAGAAATGGAAATACAGAACCTCTTGACTTGAATAAACTTCACGTTATGGTTGAAGAAGCATGTAATGATTTGGCAGGTGTTTCTGCTTCTCAATTTGAGATGCAGTCTGGCATACAATTCTATGATGGTATAACTACGGCAGAGATTCAGGAGATCCTGATTCGCTCTGCAAGTGACTTGATTGATCTGGATCATCCAAACTATCAATTCGTCGCTGCTAGACTGCTTCTGTTTGCTCTCAGGAAGCAGATTAATGGTCGTATTCACGATACTCACACTGTTTATGAGCACACTAAAAATTGTGTAGAAAAAGGAGTCTATGATTCTGAGATTCTTGACCTTTACACAAAGGAAGAATTTGATAAACTTGAATCGTTTATTGATCATCATCGCGATTACTTGTTTACCTACGCTGGTTTGCGCCAGGTAGTTGATAAGTATCTGGTTCAAGATCGCAGCACCGGTGCTCAGTATGAGACCCCTCAGTTCATGTATCTGTTGATTGCTGCTACTATCTTTTCAAAGTATCCAAAAGAAACACGTCTCGATTATGTAAAGAAGTACTATGACGCAATCTCCAGGCACAAAATCAACATCCCCACACCTATCATGGCGGGAGTGCGAACTCCACTTCGACAATATGCTAGCTGTGTTCTTGTTGATGTTGATGACTCCCTCGATTCTATCTTTAGTTCTGATATGGCAATTGGCCGATACGTTGCACAAAGGGCGGGCATCGGTATCAACGCAGGTCGCATCAGGGGCATCAACGCTAAAATCAGAGGCGGAGAGGTTCAACACACAGGTGTGGTCCCCTTCCTCAAAAAGTTTGAAGCAACTGTCCGATGCTGCACACAAAACGGCATCAGAGGTGGGTCAGCGACTGTTCACTTTCCTATCTGGCACCAAGAAATAGAGGATATCATTGTACTCAAGAACAATAAAGGGACGGAAGATAACCGTGTCCGAAAGTTGGACTACAGCATCCAAATCTCTAAACTATTTTACGAACGTTTTATCAAGAATGAAGAAATCAGTCTCTTCAGCCCTCACGATGTTCCAGGTTTGTATGATGCTTTTGGCACTGAATCGTTTGATGATCTCTATAAGCGTTATGAATCTGATGGATCTGTTCCGCGCAAAATTATCGGGGCACAAGATCTATTCTTAGATATTCTAAAAGAACGTGCTGAGACTGGTCGTCTCTACATTATGAATATCGATCATTGTAATTCTCATTCTTCTTTCACAGATAAAGTTGAAATGAGTAATCTATGTCAAGAGATTACATTACCAACAAAACCACTTAATCATATTGATGATGAAAATGGAGAAATTGCTCTGTGCATCCTTAGTGCTGTTAATGTTGGGAAAATTAGGGATTTTGAGGATCTTCAAGTTCTCTGTGATCTTGCTGTTCGCAGTCTTGATGAACTTATTGATTTTCAAAACTACCCCATCAGAGCAGCAGAAATCGCCACAAGAGCACGCCGCTCACTTGGAATTGGTTACATTGGTTTAGCACACTTCCTGGCGAAGCAGGGCGTTAATTACAACGATCCTGAGGCATGGAAACTGGTTCACGAATTGACTGAAGCATTTCAATATTATCTTATTTCTGCTACAGTAGATCTTGCGAAAGAAAAAGGTGCCTGTGAGTATAGTAGCCGAACAAAGTATGCGAATGGAATTCTTCCAATTGATACATATAAACATGATGTAGATCAAATAGTTCCGAATGAGCTTCACTATGATTGGGAGGATCTTAGAACTAAGGTTCTCTCCTATGGAGTTAGGAACTCAACACTGTCTGCTCAGATGCCATCAGAGAGCAGTTCCGTTGTGTCAAACGCAACAAATGGAATCGAACCACCTAGAGGGTATTTGTCCATTAAGAAAAGCAAAAAAGGACCACTCAAACAAATTGTTCCTCAATATGCAACTCTTAAAAACAATTACACGCTCCTCTGGGATATGGAGTCTAATAACGGTTACATCAATATTGTTGCTGTTATGCAGAAGTTCTTTGATCAAGCAATCAGCGGAAACTGGAGTTATAATCCAGAACAATACCCCGATAATGAAGTTCCAGTCTCAGTAATGGCACAGGATCTTCTAACCACATATAAACTTGGTTGGAAGACTTCATATTATCAAAACACCTACGACATCAAGACTGATGAGGTAGAAGATACCAAAGAAAGTCTTGATAATCTAATCGCTCAACTAGAAAACGCAGAGGAGGAAGAGTGTGAGTCTTGTAAGATTTAAGACGAACAAAGAGGAGAAACCAATGGTTGACTCCATGACCGTATTCAACTCAGAAGTAGTTGACACTAAAAAACAACCGATGTTCTTCGGTAAACCACTAGGAATCCAAAGATATGATTCTTACAAGTATCCAGTCTTCGACAAATTAACAACACAGCAATTAGGTTTTTTCTGGAGACCTGAAGAGGTCTCCTTACAAAAGGATCGCAGTGATTATCAGACATTACGTCCAGAGCAAAAGCACATTTTTACCAGCAATCTTAAATACCAGATCATGCTGGATTCTGTACAAGGGCGCGGTCCTGGGATGGCTTTTATCCCTTACTGCTCATTACCTGAATTAGAAGCATGTATGGAAGTCTGGGGATTCATGGAAATGATCCACAGTCGTTCATATACACATATCATCAAAAATGTATATGCCGATCCTTCAGATGTATTTGACCACATTTTGACAGATGATCGTATTGTAGAGCGTGCTACCAGTGTTACTCAAGCATATAATGATTTTCTGAATGCTGCCCATCAATGGGATAACTCTAACGAATGGCAACACGCATTAGAACAAGTTCCTTACGCCTTAGAATCCCGATATGAACTCAAGCGCAAACTCTTCAGAGCAATTGCAAACGTTAATATTCTTGAAGGTATTCGCTTTTATGTCAGTTTCGCTTGCAGTTTTGCGTTTGGCGAACTCAAACTCATGGAGGGATCTGCAAAAATCATCTCATTAATTGCTAGAGATGAAAATACACACCTTGCCATCACTCAAAATATCTTGAATAAGTGGAAGCAGGGTGATGATCCTGAGATGAAACAAATTTTCAAAGAAGAGCAACAGTGGTTGCTCAATGCCTTTGAGAACTGTGTTAATCAGGAAAAACTTTGGGCAGAGTATTTGTTTAAAGATGGATCTATGATTGGTCTAAATGATAAACTTCTTCAACAATATGTTGAATGGGTTGCCAATCGTAGAATGAAGGCAATTGGATTAAAACCTATCTATGACATTCCCGCAAAGAATAACCCACTCCCCTGGACGGAACATTGGATTTCGTCGAAGGGTCTTCAAGTCGCTCCTCAGGAGACTGAGGTTGAGTCTTACATCGTTGGAGGGATCAAACAAGATGTCAAAAAAGACACCTTCTCAGGATTCCAACTTTGAGTTAACGGATAAATCACTACAAGCATATAGGGAGGCGGCATTATCTGATTCCTATATGTTTGGAGAATATGATGGATATGAAGCATTCAAGGGAGAGGATTAGTCCTCTCCCTTTTTTTATAAATATTCTTATACTGGAACGCGGTAGCGGAATGAAGTCGTTTAGTAATTTTATACTAGAAAGAAAAAAAGGTAATACTGCTGTAGCATCCCCTGCTCCAGGAGATAGAGATCCATTGGATCTAAGTAATCGGAAAAAAATTGATAAGAAGTTTTCAGATCCTTCTAATCCTCCTAAGGTAGCAAACCCTGAGGCACCTAAAACGCCCAAGACAACGGCAGTGAAGCAGGCAGATGTTTCCAAGCAGGCAGCGAAGTTTAGAAGCGCTCAGAGGGTAAAAGGAGCAACTGGTGGCAAAACCACTGGAAGTCTTGCTAGAGGTACCTTGTCGTTCCCTGGAGATAGGAGTGGTGCTACTGCCAGAGTAAAGTCTGATATAGCAGCAAGAAGAGGATTCTCGGGTTCTAAGTCTGGTGGTCTGAAAGCAGATGAATCTAACCCCAATGTTGATCGTTCTGTAAGGCAGAAGAGAACTGTAAAGCAAGGTATTCCTGATCCATTTAAGTCGAAGATTCCGGCACCTGCTAGACCATTTAAAAATGTCACTAAGCGAGCGAAATCTGGGAAACCTTCTATACCAGATCCCTTTCCAGGCACCCCAGTTAAAACTGTACCGCAGACTCCTGCTAATGAGTACATCCGTAGTATGCAGGATCAAGGTCGCAAGGTAACTCAAGATTTTGTAGATGCACAGGGTCTCAAAGCATCTGGTGCTAAACCAGAGATGGTTGGGAGGTCATCTACGAAAGGTCAACGCACAAGATTTCGTGCTCAAGCGGATGCTACAAGAGATATTTCTAAAACAAGAGGTGCTGATCTTGATAAAGTAATTAAAAATCTTGTAGGCAATGATGTAAAAAAATCTAATAGATCTGGATACTCTTTCAAAAATAAACCCAAACCAGGATCTGAAGTTACTCTCGCTAGAGGAAATAAATCATTTATTAAAAGTGTTGGGGGATTATCAGTAGGAAAAACTACATCCTCTCAAAAGGCATTATCTAAAAAGAATTTTAAGAGTTTAGTAAATCCTAAAAACTCTGTTATTGATGTTGAACCAGTTAAAGTAAAAGATATTACACCAGAAAAAAATCTCCTTAAAGGAAAACCTACACCTGTAACACAAAAGACTATTGATAAAGCAGTTGAAAGAAATCTTGGTAAGTACGCAGGTAAAGCTGCTAAAGGTTTAGGTGCTGTTGGTGCTGGTCTTGATACTTTCTTAGATTATAGAAAAAATAGAGCATCTGGAGATAGTAGACTTAAAGCTGGTCTCAAATCTGGTTTTAGAACCGCTGCTGGGTGGTTAGGTGGTGCTGTAGGATCTAGTCTTGGTAGTTTTGCTGGACCTGTTGGAACGATTGGTGGAGGAGTCGCTGGATATACTGCCGGAACTTCTTTGGCAGATAAAGTTCTATCGAGACTTAGAAAAAAACCAAAAAAGAAATAGGAGGTAACTATGTACTACAATTACACAGACGAAGAAAAATACTTCCTTAGCGTCACTGATGCTATGCTTAAGGATGATTATAGTGTTGAAGAAATTTTAGAATTTTGGAACTGTGATGATGAGGAACAAGTAGAAGGTATTCTCAGTTCTTTAGTTTTAACGGAAAGTGTTGATCTTGGAAATCCAGAATTATTCATAATATGTGAAAGAATTGGTTTAGGTGCTATTGGTGGTTGGTTAGCCAAACAAGCAACCAAACTAAAAGGTCTTTTCTCTCGTGGAGGAAGCACTAAACAACTTTCAATTCCAGGTGTGAACCAGGGATCTGGTATTAAAGGTCTCGGATCAAAGATTAAAAATTCTCCTGCGGGTCAGAAAGTAACTAAAGTTACTAAAAATGTAAAAAATAAATTAAATACTCCTTTAGTTAAAGGTGCTGCTATTACTACTGGTGCTGGATTAGCACTTGTTGGTGGAAAGGAAGTGCTTGACAGCGTTACAGGATCAGGTAATGATTCAACCACTCAGGGTGACCAACCTAAAGATCCAGGAGTTGCTGCTCCAACCACACCAGTAGTAAAACCAAGAAGAAACTGGGGTTACGACAAATATAAATCAAGTAAAAAATACTACGATAATATAAGAAAGTAATTATCTAGTAATTGATTTCTTAACGTGAATGGTTCCTTCAACCACTCTTGTCTTAACATCACTACTGTCTTTAATGACTAAGTCGTAGAAATACTTTCCTGGTTTTAATGTAGAAGTGACAGTTCTTTCCATACTGATCTCTATTCTACCACCATCCTTAAAATTTGTGCTGAATACTGCCGCCACACTAGAGGTTTCATACCTTCTTATTTGAGCACAAGCAGAAAATCCATCTAGTTCTTTTTCGGAATTTGATGTTGTGTCTTCAAGGACATAGGTTTGTGTAAAATCGGTTCCGGTGTGCATAACCAGATTTACAATAAAGACTTCTTGTGACATTTTTATGGGCAGTTAGTAGAAAATCCAGCTCTTACGTTCACAGTTCCTTCAAGAATAATTGATGTATTTCCATTCTCTCTGATCGCTGCTATATCATATAAGTATCTTCCTGGTTTGATTTCAGCAGTTGCTGTGCTACCCATGGACAAAGTTATTTTTCCATCCTTAGCACTAGTAATACCTACCGCAAAGGTGTGAAATTTAGAACTATCTGGATGCTTTCTCATTTGAGAGTTTACAGTGTATCCAGTTAAATCTGTTGGATCACCACCAGTCTGAATCAGCTCAAGATTTTCTGAGAAATTTGCGTGGGAACTTATTGTTAGATTTCTGACGTAAACAGACATCAGTATAACTCTTTATTGATTATTTATCAAGGGCTTGACAGGAACTCAATTCGTGAGTAGAGTTGCTTTGTTGGATTTAGAGATAAATAATAGCTCATATAATACATTAGTATGAGTTATGAAAATCCTTGGTTATACTTGAAACGAGTATTTGATAGTGATGATGTTGGGGATAACTTTGGTTTTGTTTATCTCATTACCAATAAATCCAACCAACGACAATACATTGGGCGAAAGTATTTTTGGTCTTTTAGAAAACCACCAGGGAAGAAACGAAAAGTAAAACAAGAATCAGATTGGAAAAAGTATTATGGTTCTTGTCCAGAATTAAAGGAGGATATAAAAAAGTATGGTAAAGAGTTCTTCAGTAGAGAAATATTAAGTTTACACTCAACAAAAGGAACTTGTAACTTTGAAGAAACAAAACAATTGTTTCTCAATAATGTATTATCTGAGTCACTTGACGACGGTTCTCCGGCATACTATAATAGCAACATTCTAGGTCGCTATATGCGTAAAGACTATGGTAACTTTAAAAGAGAATCTAATTCAAGTACATAATTACGTTATAGATAGAATTCACACTCTCTGTGAAGATGATATCGATGATGCTTATTCACTTCACTGTGAGTTTAGAGAATGGATGAATCCTGATGTTAAAGATATTGATGTGATGTCACTAGAATACATAGGAGATGAAGATGGAGGAAACATCTAAGGTTTTCAAACGTAAGATTCTTGATAGAATCAGATATCTTACAAATCATGGCAAGCATCTTGAAGCATCTGCTCTTTACAACAAATTTTTTAAAATATGATTAAAACTATCTTTGCTATGCTCGCCGCAGTTTCTCTGACGACTCCTGCGCTTGCTGATCCAATCAAAGAGGAGCACTATTTCAGTGCTCATGCTCAAGGATGCATGTTACTCAGGGAATGCACCGATCATGTTCAAGAACTTAAAACAGTTTCTGATCTCAATAAACATGATGAATTGTCTGATATTGATTATAGTATTGTTGCTGATGAGTTTGACTCTCTCGTCCGATCACTTAATAAGGTCGGAGCTAAGGTTTTTCTAGCAGATATGCGATACTTCCCAATTGGTCATCGTGGTGTCTATCATACTGTAAGTAATAACTTCTTTCTGAATGTTGCTCATATGCATCGTCCTGGCACTATGATGTCAGTAATGCGTCATGAAGGATGGCACGCTGCTCAGGATTGTATGGCGGGTAGTATTAAAAATAACTTTATTGCTATCATCAAACTCCAGGAAGAAGTTCCTAAGATGTATCAGGCAATCGCAAAGAGTGCTTATCAATCTCAACCACAAGCAATTCCCTGGGAAAAGGAAGCATATTGGGCAGGTCACACTGAAGGTATGACTCAGGCAGCATTACAATCTTGTGCCGCTGGAACGATGTGGACTGATTATGAACCCACGCCAATGACCCGTGAATGGTTAGTTGAAAATGGATTCATTGCTAAATAATATCATTCGCTGCAGGTAGCGAACAAAACCACCCAAGACAAATCCTTTGAAATAATCTCTATAAGTCTTATAATGTAAGGGTTTGTTGTTGGAAAACTATTCTTACATATGACACATATAACAAGAGATGTGTTAATCAAGAAAATCGTTGCCGATGAAATGGTCGGTCTCGGTGGAACTGATTACATTCAGAACTTAAAAAGTGCATATCATAAATGGGAACACGAATCAAGTGATTCCCTTTGTAAAAAATACAATCAAATACAAAACGCGAATATCTCTGTAGAGATTCTTGACCCCTAAATAAAGCTGCCTTGCTCTTTCAACATGGAGTCTGCTCCAAAGAAGAAAGAGGAAACCAAACAGAATAAGTTTGATTGGGCAGACGAAGGTCTGTCGGCATTGGTGCGCGTTGTTATTCTATCGTGGTCTGCAGCAATTCTCACACTAAATTATGTGACTATTCCTGGTGTTCCTCAAAAGAATATCGACCCCACATTTATAGCCAGCGTGTTCACTGGGACTTTAGCTACTTTCGGGGTTGTTCCTACCAAAAAGGATAGGAAAGAAGAAAAGAAAGAAGAGTGTAAAAAAGAAAAAGTTGTTTAATGGAGTAGGTTATGTCCGAAACAAAATTGAACCCGATAAAAAATAACAATCCTTTTAAATGGGTTGCTCTTAGTGTTGGTAGTCTTTTTGCTGTAGCACATATTGGTGTTCTTGGTCATTTGATTCACGATGAACCTGATAGACCTCAAGTTCCCCAAATTCCTACGATCAATATTCCTAAAGGAGATTATGCTTCATATACTATTGAAGCAGGTCCAGAGGGATATAGAATTAATTATAAAGCAAATGATCCCACAATCCTTGATTCCCATAGAACATTAGATCTTGATAAGGAAAAGAAAGGAATGTTTGGTGGTTCCCATGAGAAGCGTAGTGAAACTCGCTATGATCAATATACCATGGAAGGTGTAAGAAATATTGGGGGTGCCACAACGCTGGATTCTGAGGGAAAGACTGTGGAAAGCATAGAGTGTATCGTGGCGGACGCTGGAGCAAGATCACAAGGTGCGATGGCAGGTAGTGCTATTACTACTGGTCTTGTCGCTCCTGCTCTCATCAACATCCCTTACATTGGATGGTTAGCAGCAGGATGGGCTGCTCTTTTGGGTAATAAAGCAGGAGAGACTATTGGTTCGGAAGTAGGATCTGTATTTAATGATTGCTAATGAATTTATTTCTTCGTCCCTTAGAAAATACTAATGATCCTGTATGGAGTGTTATTATTTCAATAATTATACTCCTTATTGGAGTAAGTTATTACATATATACCATTATGAGTATGGCATTCCAGGAGTTAGAAGATGCCCAATCAAATAGAACTGAAGGACGCCCAACAGGATCAGGAGATAGCACTTCTGAAACACCGCATTGAAGATGCGGAAGAAACGACTGAAGAACTCCGTCAGCGTATTCGTAAACTTGAAAAAACTGTTTGGGGCGCTAGCGCAGTAATTGCTGCACTTATAACTATTATTGGCATAGCAGCATCATTAGAAGCTAAGGAGACGAATTATGGGCGCAATGGTACCACCCAGCAGGAAGTCGTGTTACAACTTCCGAGTAGTTGAAATCAATAGAGTCGTTGATGGTGATACCATTGATGTAACTATTGATCTTGGATTTGATTTATTCAAAAAAGAAAGGGTTAGAGTTGCTGGTGTAGATACTCCAGAAAAAAGAACCAGGGACCTTGAAGAAAAGGAGTTGGGAATTGAGGCAACGAATTGGCTCAAAGAGAAATTGGATGGTGCCATTAATGGGAATGATGACCTTATTATTCGCACTGAGCTTGTTGGTGGTATGGGCAAGTATGGTCGCTTATTAGGGTGGTTATATATTGGTGACGCTGAATCTTCATTGAACGAACAAATGATTGATGAAGGTTATGCTTGGTCTTATGATGGTGGAACTAAACAAAAGAACTTTGAAGAACTTAGAGAAATTCGCCGTGCTCATGGCACGTTAGTATAATGCAGAAAATAATCAATGTACTTGCGCTTGCGTCTTTTGCTGTATCTGCTGCCGTTGTTGGTGGTGGTACTTGGTTATATCTTAGCAAGGATGTCTTAATAGAAAGGGCAAGAGAGAAAGCAGCATCTGCGGCAACTGAAGCAATTGCTGAAGCACTTCCTGGACTTATTGATGCTGCTATGCCTGCTCTTCCTGACGCGACAGGTGGTGTAGTACCGATGGGAGAGACTGGACCTAAGTATACGGGAGGAGCATTAAGATTGCCTTGAGATGGATATTCCTGAAATTAATATTCGTGATTTAAGTATTCCTACAGTTCCACGGTGGGCAATTGAACCATCAATGGCTGTTCCAATTTATCCACCTATAACATCACAGGTGGGTCTTCCTATTGTGAATATGCCTGGCTGTGTGAAGTCGCATGAAGATAGTAATAAGAATGCTAATTTACCTAATAACGATCCGGATCAGGTAAAGATATTTTGTGATGGTGAGATGCCAAGTTTTAACGCAATCAATTATGATGCCAGAAGATTGCAGTATGAAACTGAAAAAAGATCTCAGGAAGTTCCTTCAGTAAGATCACCAGAACAACCAGAAGCACCTGAACCACCTACACCAAAAACACCTGCTGCTCCTAGAACACCAAATCAAGGTATTGATTGTCCGACAGAAGCACAAGAACTTAAAGAACCTGTTGGATTTATAAAAGGAGATCAGAAAGTTATTGAGTATAGATTAGTTGGTAAGGAGTGTATTCAAGTTACAGAAGATATTGGGATAACCGAACAAATCGTAGGAAATATTCCATCAGCAGGTGCGGTGACTGCTACTGCTTCTATTGCTGTTGTGGCAACGTCTTCGGCAATACTCGCAAAACCTCTTGCTGATCTCTTGTTAAGAGTGGTGAAACCGGTTGTGAAGAAGGTGCTGACAAAGGTGCAGACCTTATTGGGAAAGAAACCCCGGAGATTGTCCCGCCAAGAGGTGATCGCGAATCAGTATCGGGAGAAGAGGGGACTACCCGTCTTGAAGGAACCGAAGAAGAAGAAATAGGAGGGATACTATGTTTATGTTGTGGAATAGTATTTACATTTTGAACTACGACATCTGCACATATAGCATAATATGGGCTTTTGGGGTGAAAGCTGATTCCAGCTTTCATCAATTCTCCACAATTTTTGAGACGAGCAATCTCAAAATCTAATCTTTTATTAGCAGTCAATTGTTTTTGTTGCTCTATTTGAGTAGTTGCAGCCTCTTTACATAATCTTTGTAGTTTCTT